AGGTCTTCAGCCGGGAGGTGGTAGACGTACTCCACCGGCCAGTTCTCCTGGGTGATCTTCTTGCTGAGGGCCTTGGTGAAGCCGGCGCCCCGGCTGGTGACGCACACGTCGATGCGGAAGAAGGTGCGGGAGAACAGGGTCCACATGAAACCGAGTGACTTCCCGGAGACCTTCCAGTACTTGAGGGCCTGGCTGTGCTGACCGGTACGGCAGGCCAACCACTCCATGGCCTGAACAGAGCGGTGGTCCGGGAGGGAGGCCACCGCTCCCTCCCAGACGAAAATGACCCGCTGTTTGGCGTCAGTCCCTATTTCCCCACGGCGCACCGATGGTCCTCGCCCTCCATCACGATCAGGGCCGTCGCCTCTCGGAGAAAGCTGGACAGCCCTGGGGTGTACTGCTCATCCAGTTCCGGGAATGACAAGTTAGTGGTGACAATGGTGGACATGTTGCGGTTGTGGCGGTAGCGCAGCAGGTTGAACACCTGATGGTTCGACCAGCCTGATCGTGACTCGGTCTCACGCCCCAGGTCGTCCAGTAGCAGGAACTGGGACCGCCTCTCGACGTACCGGAGCCGCTCGTCCAGTTGATAGGACTGTTGCCCGTCTTCGTCATAACCGAACTTGTTGATGCGGGCGTTGAGGCGAAACGACTCCATGTACATGTCGACGTAGCTGCTAAGTTCGATGCACTCGATGCGGTAACCGGCGTCACCCGCCGCCGCCATCATGGCGCAGGCCAGGTGGGTCTTGCCCACCCCGTTCGGCCCCACGAAGGTGATGCCCTTGCCCTCGTCCTTCATCGCCTTCAGGTTGTCGATGTAGTCCCTGGTGACCTCGACGGCCCTTTCCAGTTCAGGGGTGGTGGCCTCAAAGTCATCAAGGCTCTTCTCCTGATAGTACGGAAAAACCTGCTTCATAGTTCCTCTCCTTGAAAGTTGCGGTTACAAGCACGGCAGTGGTAGCGTTGGCGATCAGGTAGCACGCTGTTGGCCTGGCGTCCGTTGCGAGCCACGTTGTCCTGTTGCTCACAGTAGGGACAGGGCGGCATCTCGGCCTTGGACCCCCGCTTACGCTGACCGGCCCGGTAGTTATCCCGGAGGGTCTTGGCAGCGAGTCGCTCGCTCCAGTGGCGGCGGTTCCACTCCTGGCGCCAGTCGTAGTAGATCTCCTTGTCCTCGTAGATGCGCCTGCGGATCTGCTCGGTCAGGCCAGCGAAGGTACCGAACTCCAGGTTGTGGTAGTTGCCCAGGGTCCACCGGGTGCAGTCCCTAAACACCGGGCAGCGCACGCAGATGGCTTGGCAGGCAGCCAGGGCCTCGATGCTGTCATCGAAGTAGATCTCGTTGGGTCTACCAGTGGGGGTGATGCAGGCCCGTCTGGGGTCGTTGATGAAGTCCGGGTCCAGTTGGCCCCGGACCCAGAGCGGGGTGCGCCGGGTCATATGGCGTAGTTAACACGGGGGGTGCGATGACCAAGCCAGTCCTTTGTCACACGAGGGGTGGCGGCGACCCAGTCTTTGTCACGAATCTTCCAGCGACGGGTTGTCGCCACGATGCTGGCAAGTTCTCCTCGCCTGCCGACAAAGACCTGCCAGGGGGGCTTGCCAGAATGCTGGCACCATTCCGGGTGCCGGGCAAACTCCCTCATCATCAGCTTCATGGTGGACAGGTCGACACCCTGGAGCTTCCACCGATTCAGGTGATGACCCAGGGCAGCCGAGTTGGTCTGGAGGGGGGTCATCTGGATCCCTGCACCCCTTACAACCTCCGGGAAAAAATACTTCGCCAGGTATATCGTCGTGGTTGATTTTTGGACAGACTCCGACTTAACCCCGTTAGAAGCACCACCAACCGAACCCGACTCACTTAGATAACCGACAACAGGAGGGTCGTCCAGGCGAAGCCTAGACTCCCACCGCTGGGCGGGGTACGAGATTGGTGAAAGACCTCCGGAGCAAGTACAGAAGACCAGCACCCGGTACCTGTAGCTCTCTCCGATCTGGACTCTCTCGACGTAGCCGGCGTCTTCTAGGTGCTGGAAGGTCTCCATCCCTGCTCCGGGCACCCTCCGAACCTGGAACTCCAGCTTGTTCTCGCTCATCGTGACCAGGCCCTGACGCCCGGTGTGACTCCCGGCCCAGTACAGGAGCCGGTGTTCCGGCCCGTCACCCAGTTCCAGGCATGGTGGATCCAAGCCTCTCTCCATGCTGCTTCTCCTCCCGGCCAGCCCCGACACCAGGGCTTTCCTATGCATCCAACCCTTGGCGACCCCTCCGGGGTCACGCAGGTAACCGCCTACACTGCCCCCCTCGGAAGCGGCTGTCAAGTGGCAATCGGGAGGTGTCGAGGGCTAACAAATGACAAAGATGTGCCCATCGGGACCGGTGGAAAGCAAGTCAATGCGTGTGGTGACTTGCCTATTCCACTGGGCGTACACAGACGTACACACGGGTCTATAAGCCCATTACCTCAGGCATTTCCGCCGTTCACCCGCCGTACGCCTGCCAGGAAAAATATAGCCGGTTCTGCTCCCCACCGCAAGGGTGGTTTTTTCCACAGGTTGTCCCCTCCCTAGGCTGGAGCGGGCATGACCTACGTAGACGATCCTAGCCTCGCTGACCTGGAGCAGGACGACCGTGTCGAGGACGACGAGGGCCTCTCTGAAGACCTGGCCCAGTACGCCCCGCCGCCCCTGGACCCGGCCCAGCAGGGCTTTGTGGACCGCCTGGTGGACAAGGTCTGGGACTTCACGGTCATCTTCAGCGGCGTCGAGATGTTCCCCTACCAGGCCCAACTGGGCCGGCGCATCATCGAGAGCGTGATCTCGGGAGATGGCGCCACCATCACGGGGGAGTTGAGTCGCCAGAGTGGCAAGACAGAGGTGGTTGCCAACGTCGCCGCCAGCCTGATGATCCTGTTACCACGGTTAGCTGAGATGTTCCCGGAGTTTGAGCCGCTCCAGAAGTTCCGCACTGGCGTCATGATCGGATGCTTCGCCCCGGTGGAGCAGCAGGTAGAGACCCTGTTCGGGCGGGTGGTGGACCGGCTGACCTCTGAGCGTGCCCTGGAGATGCTGGAGGATCCAGAGATCGATGATCAGGTCAAGCCCGGCTCACGGCGGGTGCGCCTGAAAAAATGTCAGTCGTTCTGCGCCATGCAGACCGCCAACCCTCGGGCCAAGATCGAGTCGAAGTCCTACCATGTCATCTTTGTGGACGAGTCCCAGTCGGTGGACGAGTACGTCCTGAATAAGAGCATCACACCTATGGGTGCTTTTTATCTGGCAACTATGGTCATGACCGGCACTCCTGACATCGTGAAGGGGGTCTTCTATAAGACCATTCAGCACAACCGACGTATGGAGCTACGGCGGGGCGGTAGGAAAAACCACTTCCGATTCGACTGGCATTATTGCGCTCGGTTCAACAAAAACTATGCGGCCTACATCCGGGGCGAGGCCATGCGTATCGGTGAGGACTCCGACGAGTTCCGCCTGAACTACCGGCTGGAGTGGCTCCTGGAGCGGGGCATGCTCATCACCGAGACCCGCATGGACGAGCTTGGCGACCCCACCATGCCCATCGTCCAGGCGTACTGGCGCTCCCCCCTGGTGGCCGGCATCGACTTCGCCCGGAAGATGGACTCCACCGTGGTCACCATCGTCTGGGTGGATTGGGACAGGCCCGATGAACTGGGCTTATATGATCACCGCATCCTGAACTGGCTGGAGATGCACGGCGAGGAGTGGGAGGACCAGTACTTCCGGATCGTGGACTTCCTGTCCAACTACTCAGTGGTAGCTGCCGGCGTGGATGCCCAGGGTGTTGGTGACGTGGCGGCTGACCGGCTCAAACGGCTCCTGCCCCGTGTCCAGGTGGAACCCCTGTCCTCCCAGATTGGTGACCAGTCCATGCGCTGGAAGCACCTCCAGCAGCTACTACAGCGGGGCCTTATGTCCTGGCCGGCGCACCCCAGGGCCAAGAAGACCAAGACCTGGCGCCGGTTCCGCCAGCAGATGGTGGACGTCGAGAAGAGCTACAAGGGCGCTCACCTGGTGGTGGCCGCTCCCAACGAGGCCGGGGTTCACGACGACTATGTGGACTCCCTGGCCTGCGCCACCATCATGAGCCAGGTGATGATGGTCCCGGAGGTGGAGATGCAGGCGACGCCGTGGGCCTCCTCAGCTAGACGAGCGAGGACAGCCCGCCCAAGAGGTCAGCGGCGCCTGCGTTCAGCTTAGAAGAGGCACCACCAATACCACCCATGGCCTGGGACTCGTCAGAGGCCAGGGCTGACTGCGCCCCCAGTTGGGCGCCGGCTGGCGTAGGGCTGGCGCTGCCGGCCACGCTGGCATGGTTGGACAGCATGGAGGCCACGTTGCTACCGGTGGCCCGCTGCATGGAGGTTTGATGCGCCCACTGGCCTGAGGCTGAGGTGTCGGACACGCTTCTAGGGTACTGGGTGGTCAGGGGGCGTGGGGGTGGCGTCACTAGCCTCGTAGACAGCCTGATCCCACAGGAGGAGTGACGATGTCTCTTGGCCCTGAGCCACAGTTCCCGGAGCGGGGACGGTACAACTACGACCGCACCATGGCCCCCAATGCGCCTGGTGGACGGGGTCCGCTCCGCTTTGAGGAGGGTCTCGCCACCGACACCGACATCCCCAGCGACTTCACCAGGGGCATGACCGAGTTCATGGTGTCGGCGCCGGGTCGCATCAATCACGTCGACCCCAACACCCAGTTCAAGTACCCAGAGGAGACCATGGCTGAGCGTGCCCACGTTGGCTCGGCAGCCTGGATCGACGCCCCCACCATGCTCGGTGAGTTCGCTCATGGCAGCTTCACCGACCAGGCTGAGGTGCGCTATGAGGAGGTGTACCGCTCGGGGGGCATCCAGAAGCGTCGTGCCCCTGAGGTCGTCACTGACTAATGCCCCGTAGCCAAGGGCCGGCTGCCCCCGCTGGGATCCTTCAGGTTGAGCATCTCGATCCAAAGAGCTTGCGTGCCGCCAAGGAAAACTGGGCTGAGATGGGCATGGCGAAGCAGCGCATCGGTGGCGCCATCGAAGAGGCTGAACGTGCCCATCGGGAGTCCACCAAGCCTGAGTACAAGAAGAAGATGGGCCACCGGGCGTCTTCGCTCCGGGCCATCGAGCCTCATGTAGAGGACAAGCCCATCACCATGCGGGGGGCTGTCTCAGAACGGCTGAAGCTGGCTGAGGCAGGCCGGCAGCGGGCACGCCAGGAGGGTGGGACCGGTGGGGCTGACTGGTTCTTTGAGCATCACAACCTGATCAAGGGAGCGGCTCAGGAGACCGGTACACCGACCAGGGAGGCCATCTCCTCCACCGCTGCCATGTCCCCCATGAATCCACCGGAGCAGGAGCGGGCTGCCGGTCACGCCATGATGCGCCTGGTTCACGAGCCACACACGGTGGAGATGACGCCAGAGCTACACCAGGCCACCAAGGCCAAGGTGAAGAAGCTAGGTGGTCCTCCTATACCGGAGGAACACGTCGGCAATACGGTCAAGACCAAGGATCTCCACCACACCCACCTGGCCGCTATCGCCTCAGTGGACGCCGAGATGCGGAACAAGGGCACTCCGACTCAGTCGAGTGCGCCCGAAGCCTTCACGGCCATAGGCGCCACCCGGCAGTCTGCATCGGCCTCTAAGGGCATTCAGCATCTCCGGGGCCAGACGCCGGCAGGACAGCCCGTCATCCATCCTTGGTCAAGTCCCAAGGTGGCGAGCTATGAGGAGTCCACCCAGGAGGCGGTGCCAGGTACTGCGGAGCATGGTGAGTTCGGGGTCCGGGCGCATCACTACGTCCACGGTGACCCGAACCAGGGTGTGCTTGACCTCTGGGGCAAGCGTCACTCTGAGGAGGGCATGCTGAGTTCAGGCCGTGAGCCTGGCCCTGGTAGCCATACGCCTGAGGACACCTGGATGGAGTCGGTGTCCACTCGACAGGATCCCAAGAACATCGGCGGCGGGGGCCGTGGTGTCAGCGTCGCTAAGACGGTGGGTAGTGAGTCCCGGCTGGCCGGCGCAGAGGCCATGACTAAGACGACTCCTTCAGGCGGGAAGATCGATGTTGATCCCCTCATCGGTGGCTACGCCGTCACCCATGCCCTGAATAACGCCGCCACTCGCCAGGCTGCCCAGCACGTAAAAATCCAGATGGGCTGGGAATACCCGAAGGGCAAAGAACCCACAGTCGAGACCACTCAGGAGGGTGGCAAGGAGCGGAAGCGACTGGTGGGTGGGGAGGCTCAGCCGGTACAGGCCAACATGCCGGTGCGTGCCCTACATCCCATCGTATGGACTGAGATCCGCCGCCAGGCTGACAAGGATCCGCAGTACCGGCAGGCCCAGGAGGAAACGGCCAGGCGGGCTGAGGTCGGGGGCCGGCAGTTTGAAGCAGAGCAGACCATCACTCACCGGAAGGCCGAGAGGAAGAGGGCCGGTCAGCCTGCACCGACCGAGACAACGCTACCTGGTGAAGTCCAGCGGACCCAACGAGGTGCGGTAAGGACCAGGCGAGGCGAGGTGGTACGAGGGCCAGCACGCACGGCGCCGTTGCCCAAGCGGGAGGTCCAGCCGGCCATGTTCGCTGAAAGCGGGGAGCCGACAGCAGCGGCCAAGATCCCCAAGAGAAACCAGAGAGGTGCGTAATGGCTGAGGTACAACCGCTGAAGACCAAGGGCGTGCCGGTCGACTACATGGATCTTCAGACGCTCTGGAACGACCGGCGTGACCCCCATGCCAGCCCGCTGTCGTCTTCGCCTCGACGTGAGGGGGGCCGTGCCCCTAAGGCCAGTTCCCTGGGTGGCCTGGTCGACCAGATCTACCGGGGAAGGCCAGAAAAGGGTGAGTGATGTCCAGCCCCTGACGGCGCCCCCCACCATCCTGGCGACGTCGACCATGAGTCAGCGGCTGAAGCCACGCCATGCCGCCCTGGCGGCTCAGTCGGAGACCAAGCAACTCCAGAAGCAGTCAGCCCGCCGGCAGCTACAGCAGGAGCAGCGTCGTAGCTTGCCCATGACTCAGCAGGACTTCTACCAGAAGCTGACTCGATGAACAGTGACGATAATCCTCGCCCTGATCTCTTCAACGACCGGCGTACTGAGGGACGGCGTGCGGCCCCCACAGCAGCAGAGTCGTACCTCACACATGGTGTCAATGAAGAGTCGAAGATGCGGCGGGCAGCTACGCAGGCGTCAGCCATGAAGGCCAGAGTGAAGGCCCGTAGTACCGGGAACGCTTAGTGTCGATCCAGTTCCAGTCCCCTAGCTATAGAGCGGCGTCGTCGGACCTGACGATCCAGATCAGCCCGCTCGGGCTGGTGGAACTTGTTGTACTGGCAGATCTGCCTACCCTGTCCTGTATGGCAAGAGGAAAGAAATCAGAAGGCTTCAGGACATCTGAACCGCTCTATGCGGTCTGGAGCGTGATGCACGCCCGGTGTGAGAATCCGAAGCACAACCGGTACCACGTCTACGGTGGGAGGGGGATCTCGGTCTGTTCGCAGTGGGCTGATTATCTGGAGTTTCGACGTTGGGCCAGCAAGTCTGGGTACCGGAGAGGTCTTCAGATCGACCGCCGTAACACTGGCGGGAACTACTCCCCTGAGAACTGTCACTGGACATCGCCCAAGCATCAGCAGCGCAACCGGCGTAACAACAGGCTGGTCACCTACGCCGGGGTCACGAAGACACTGGCTGACTGGGCTGATGATCCTCGTTGTGTTGTTCCATACAAGATGCTGTGGGAGCGTCTACAGGATGGCTGGGACTTCGACCGTGCCCTAACGCAACCACAGCGCCGAGATGGTGGGTACCGCTTGATCATCGCCTGGGGCGAGGAGAAGAGCATCACAGAGTGGCTGGCTGATCCCCGCTGCCCTGGCCTCAAGCACCAGACTCTTTGGCAACGCATCAACATCGGATGGCCTCCAGAGCGGGCCATCTCCATGGCAACCAGAGGGAGGGGGTGATCTAAAGCTATGTCGATTCAGTTTCAGTCGCCTTCATACCGTGCCGCCTCTTCAGATCTGACTATTCAGATTAGCCCTTTGGGCCTTGTTGAACTGGCGGACGAAAAACCCGGATGAGTTTGAGGTTCATGGCCCCAGGCTCAATCGCTACGCCATGAACTGGGCTTTTTATCTGGGCTATCACTGGGCGCAGCGACCGGACCTGGGTGAGCCACAACTCACTTTCAACTACACCAGGGCGTTATCGGACTTCACCACCAACTTCGTCTTCGGCAAGGGCGTGGGGTTCCGCTCCCCCGACGCCACTGGTGCCATCGTGCCCACCCGACTCCAGCGCATCTGGGAGAAGGACAACAAGAAGGAGTCCCTCCTGTGGGAAGCCGGATCCATGGGGTCGGTGACCGGTGACTGCTTTATCAAGGTGGCCTATGAGGAGCCATGGCAGGATCCATCGGGGATGCCCCATCCGGGCCGGGTGCGGATCCTGCCTCTCAACGCAGCGTTCTGCTTTCCAGAGTGGCATCCTCATGACCGCAAGCGGCTCATCCGCTTCAAGCTCAAGTACCGCTTCTGGGGCACCACCCAGGAGGGAACAAGGCAGGTATTTACCTACACGGAGTTGCTCACCGAGAACAACATCGAGGAGTACGTCAACGACGAACTGATCGATCAGCGTGAGAATCCGCTGGGTGAGATTCCCATCGTCCACATCTCCAACCTGCCCATTGCCTCATCGCCCTGGGGCATGCCCGACATCCAGGACGTGACCGTCCTCAACCGGACCTACAACGAGGTCGCCACTGACATCACTGACATCGTGAACTACCACGCTGCTCCGGTGACGGTGGTGATCGGCGCTCGGGCCTCCAACCTGGAGAAGGGGAGCCATCAGACCTGGAGCATCCCTAACAAGGACGCCAAGGTGGAGAACCTGCTCTTCGACCCCCGTGGCGTCGAGTACTGCATCAAGCTGCTGGATGTCCTCAAGGGCGCCATGCACGAGATGACTGGAGTACCGAAGACCGCTTTGGGCGAGGAGCAGGCCATCTCCAATACCTCAGGCGTGGCCCTGGCGATCCAGTACCAGCCCCTCATGAACCGGTTCCACCTCAGGGCCACCCAGTACGGCGAGGGCTTCGCAGAGGTCAAC